ACTGCATCTGCCAATGTATCTAACTCTACTTTATAAGTTACACCATTATCAACTCCAACTAATGTGGTATCTAACGATGCGGAAGTTAATGCAGTTAATTCCGATATTCTTTTTCTTATGTTTGCCATTTATTATATTATTATATCCAAACCATCTTCGGTTGTTATGTTAATGCTATCTTCCGTTATAATTGGAATATCTACGATTTTTCCTATAATATAAATATCATTAATAGTAACATTATCAAAATCTATATACCTATCATTTAAACTTATTACTACATTATTTCCAACTTCGGATATGGTAAAATTGCCTGGTATATGTAATCCATAAACCAATATTTCAAAATTATTTGGAGAAACTCCCTCCGTTCCATAATCTAAATAGGCATTGTAAATTGTAAGTGTATTTAATGCGTTATTAAATGCATCTATCATTCTAGTAGCTTTTCTGGCACTATTTTGTAATATTTCTAAATAAAAATCGTTAATTGTGGATTTGTTATTTGTAACAATATTTTTATTTGGATTTGATTTAGTATTTGAATTAAATTTAGTGTTAGTTGGAATTTCTATATTTGCCAAACTTCCCGTCAAATCCGTAGACACCAAATTATTAGGATTTATTTTTGGTATAATCCTATTTAGTTTTCTGGCATTTGAATTAAATTGTTTAAGCATATTTTTCTATATCTCCGTGTATTTCAATATAATCATCATTCTCTAATTCAAATTCAAAACGAGATTTTATAAATTTAATAAGTAATCCACCACTACCTGCTTCAACAATATAATCTCTCGGAGATATTCCTTGTGTATTTATCATTACTAATAATCTATCCTGCGTTTCTCTAAATTCGATTTCACGTAATACATCTACCAATTTATAACCGGATGCTTCGTAAATCCAATAATCAGAATGATTTAAATCTTTAGGAGTTAAAACTACCATTATACGTTTCCTAAACATTTTTTGGGTTATATCTAATAGACTCCTTTTCATTATGCAATATCAATGAATTTACCTGTAATAATAATTTCATCATTGGTATCGACTGTGAACCCTAAATTAGCTTGAATAAAGTTTATAGTTAAACTATTTATTGTAATTCCAACTGTAAAGTGTGAAGTTTGATAGTATCTAGTTCCATTTATGTAAACTTTAATATCATACATTTGCCCACCTACCGAAATTCCCGAGCTAACTACCGATTCTAATTGAGTAGGAGCTTTTATAAGTTTTATTCCACTAAATGTTATCGTATTATTTGTTATTGGTTTCGATACTTTACTACTATTCAATGATAGAAAATCAATCAAATCTTTATTATCATAATATGGAGATGATGTTGCTAATATTCCCTCCAATCTACCATTTCCGGTTACATCGGTTTCAGTTGCAACAACCACTCTTTTAATAGACATTGATTTTCTAGTAGTAGATTCACCATCAAATGTTTCTGGCAATAAGTATGCCTTAACATTAAGTGAAAATTCTACTCTATTGATTCTTTCGGCGCCTTCTCCTACTTCGTTTATAACATTAAACTCCGATACAGATGCTCTAAATTTATATTTCTCTTTATCACCCCAATATGATGATGTGAAATTAAGATGTTCAATTACTTCGTTTAATTGTTCCGTAAACGATGTCCAAACCATACATTCATAATTTACCTCTACATAATCAGGCATTACAATATTGAATAATTCGTATTTAGGTCTTGCGGCTCCGCCTAATGCACTAAATCTATCGTATCTATTATCTTTTGAGTATTTTGTAATAGTTGGATATGAAACGTGTCTATTCTGCATTGGCATAGTTTCATCCTTTGCAATTGATGTTCTACGAATCATTAATAGTGGTAATTGAATTTTACCTTTTACATCTCTAAAAATTCCCTGCCTTCTTGCTCCATTCCATCTTTCGGAATTACCATATATTACGGGAATTTTAACTGCGTTGCCATTACTATCCGATAAGGTAGGTAATACCGTATCCTCCAAATAAGACATCATAGCATAATCTATATCAAAGAGAGTTACACTTTTTTTCAAATCACCCTTTGCAGATTTTATTTCGTTTGCCCTATTATTACTGGCCTTTAATGGATTTACTGACATATTCTTAGTTTATTCTATGTTCTATGTTTAAAGAAGATTTTGATACCATAAAGGTTGAACAAACTATACTGAAATTGTTATAAGTTTGTCCTCCTACCAATTGTATCTCATTGGTGTTATCGATTTCAAAATATGCTTCATTCCAAAAAATAACATCTCCAATTTCTGGGTAGATATTCTTTTCCTCAAGCATCCATCTATCTAATTTAAAAGTTATAGATTGATTTATATCCGAACCAAATCCTTCATATGTAGCTGTTTCAGACTCTTTATCAATTAACCCAAATACCTCAACTCCAGGATACCAAGTCTTATTCATAGATTCTCCATAAATATTTACCTTTGTTTCATTTAGATTTATTTTAAATAAAACCAAAGTATTTTGTATTACTTCATCTACTAATTCTCTTGCTATTCCTTTGAAGAATGCTACATCTCTATTTGATACGAATTTTGGCATATTATCCTACATATATTTTTAAAGGAACTTTTCTCAACATTTCTTGCTGATGGTCCGATTCGTGTGCTTTATTTTCCATCACATTCTTTCTACTTAACTCTTCTAAGTTTTCCCTAAGTTGAGTTACTAACATATCCTTCTCCACTTGTGCTTCAGCTCTCAAAGCAGCACCATCTAATGATATTTCTCCATCCGGTATAGGCACTGAACTATATTTTTCTCTAATCGCTCCTAATAATTCTTTTGCTAATGCTAATGTGTATTTTCTAATCCATTGTTTACCAACATCATTAACTTTGCTGTATTGTATGAAATCATAAGGAATATCAGAATAATCCGAAAGTGAATCAGCCTGAATAGTTTGTGAATTGTGTTCAAACTCATCTCTACTCATATAATCAAAATACAATCGAGTAGGTCCGTGTCCAGCTCTTGGTACGGGGAATACTTCAATTATATTGTTAACTATATTAAAACTATGATGTGATTTTCTAATATGGTCATTAAATTCAATAGCTTGTATTCTTAACATATCCTCATATAGAGGCATTAATAAGAATTGTGCTGCCGGAGAATATGAACCAAACCCCATTTCATCCATTAAGTTCAATGTACCTTGTCCACCAACGGAATACGGGTCAAAGAATCTTTGGATTGCCGGTGTTGCTTCGTAGAATACTTTTACTACATCTATCGTAGATGGTCCTTCAAATATTTCTGCAAATGATGATGAACTTTCGATATCAACCGATGCACTCATCAAATTATACTTTTGTTGACCTGGAGTTAATTCGATATATGCTTTCTTTTGAGATGTATTACCACCAACGCCAGCCAATGTACCATATTGTTGGGACATTCTAATCGTAGTTGGTAAAAATGAACCATCTACAAGCGTTTGAGAATAGTTATCTCTAGCTGTTTTTGGTTGCCCTTTAAGGATATCTAAGTTATTTCTAAGGTTAAATTGATTTACCTGTGCCGAATACTCCGATACGGATTCTTCAAAACAAGCATAAAATTGTTCATCAATCATTTCAACATCAACAATTGGGTATCCCAATCGTTTTGCACACCAACCTGCCGTTTTTGGTGCATCTGTATAGAAATCCTTATCTAAATCATATATACCAAATGGAGTTAATCCTAATGATGATGTTGTTGAGCCGGAAAATTCTACAATTGCTGAACCACTACCTGGCCATTTTAAATTTAAAGACATATTATTCCAATTATATTTACATATAAATATAGAAATAAAAAAAGAGTGGATATTTCTATCCACTCTTTCTCATTTATTCTAAGTTTATTACTTATTTAATCCAAAGATTAAAGAGTTTCTAAACCGTCAATTACTACTTTACCGTAGAATTCTGGTCTTACTAATTTCTTAGCGTAACGAGTCATAACACCACGTCTTGGAGTGAAGTTAGTTGGGTCGTACACTAAAGGAGTCATAATCAACGGAACATATGGAGCGTAAACAGCACCTGTTTCGAAGAAGTTAGAACCTTTGAAGCCCATTAATAATACGTTCTCAGTCATATAAGGGTTCTTATATACATCGTATCTATTAGAGATTTGTCCAATGTTAGTTACACCTGCTGCGAAAGATAAAGCGTCTTTACCTGGGTTAGCTGAGAAACCATTCATTGATTCTAAAATAGTTGCAACGTTAGGAGAAACTACTACGAAGTTAGCTCCACCTCTCATTGTTAATTGGTGAATCTTGTTAGAAACTTTTTGTAATTTAATACCTAAAGTCTGGAACCAAGTATTCTTTTGGTATGCAGAAGCTGCTGCTGCAGATGAATCGATAGCGAAACCGTTTCCAGTCCAATCGTATCCAACTTTTGCTGACCAATATTCAGTTGTGAAAGCGTTTTGTTGTAACATTTCTAAGATTTCTAAGTCGATTTCTAAAGAGATGTACTCACTTAACATTTGAGTCAATTCCGCTTCTGCATCTACAGAGTGGTATGCGTTCAAATCTTGCGCCAATTCAGGAGTCCAAATTGCTTTTAACTTACGAGTCTTAGCAACGATTGGTTCTGATTTCAATTCCAATTCAATTTCTGGAATTGCCAAATCTGTTCCTCTATCTTCGAAATCACCACGAGAGATATCAGTAGGTTGTACGTGATATGCCAATGATACACCAACAGTTGCCAAGTTTGATAAACCAGTTACAGATGCAACGAATTCAACATTTGCACCATTTTTAGTTGTGTATTGTGGGAAAACATTTACCGCTGAACCAGTTAATAAAGTTGGTTCAAAAGCTCTGATGCCATTCCAATCAGCGTCAGCTGGTAAAGCAACTACGATTTTCTTCAATGTGTTACCTGCATAAGATGCAGAAACAGAACCTGAAGATAAATCATAATCAATATCACCTAAAGATGCAGATGCGAAAGTAGCAGTGATTGCTGCTGTAGCGTTATTGATTGTGTATCCGAAACGTCCTGCTCCGTATAAACCACCTTCAGTAGCTTGAGTAGAACCCAATTTGTTACCTGCTGGTGATAAAGAATCTTTACCAAAAGTTCCACTATTACCGAATAATGAAGAACCTGTAAAGTTTGGATTACCTGCTGGGTTAGTACCATATTT